AGTTACGATTAATAAAAAAGACATGGATGATTACTTTGGATTAGATACATTAAAGTTAATCGTGAATCAGCCATTTGTTGTTACCAATTCAGTTGGTAAGTATGATGTACTTGTGAATGTTCGTGGTGGCGGATTTACAGGTCAGGCTGGTGCCATTCGTCATGGTATTTCAAGAGCATTATTAGAGGCAGATGCAGAGAACCGTCCAGCATTAAAGAAGGCTGGATATCTTACTCGCGATTCACGTATGAAGGAGAGAAAGAAGTACGGTTTGAAGGCAGCAAGAAGAGCTCCACAGTTCTCAAAGAGATAATAAAAAGCGAATTTGCAAAGTCGCAGGAAAACAAGAAAAATCCCGCAAACGCCTATGTTTGCGGGATTTCTTTTTATTTAAAAGAAAATATAAAACAGTACAAAAACACATGAAAAAAAGTGTATAGGTAACATATAGGTAACACGTAGGTAACACTAAATAAGGTTAATAGCGTCCAATAATTCTTGTATATCCAAGTGCGTATAAACACGCTCGGTAAGCGTTTGGGTGCCGGAGTGTCCGACAATCTTTTTAATAGTTGTTTGATATACTTTAGCAGCAGCCAAAAGACTAATACAAGTGTGGCGGGTATCATGCGGGCGGTGCTTAATATTTAATTCTTTTAACAATGGTTTCCAATAACTATCATAATAATTTCTGTATTCAAAGTGCGCGCCGTCGGGAGTGCTTAAAAGATACTCACAATCATTTTTGTTATACCAATACTCAAAAAAATTAAAAGTTTTGTCAGCGATAGGAACCGCCCTTATACCGGCTTGGGTTTTGGCGTGGCGAATATTAAACCACTTTTCGTCTAAATGCACATCAGATTTTTTTAATTCTAATAATTCAGATACACGAACACCGGAATATATCAGCATGAGTATAACGGTCATATACTCATTACAATCTACATTATCCCAAACTTTTTGTATTTCATCATCAGTAAAAGGCGAGCGATCTATTTTGTTCGGGTTGCCTGCGGCTTTTATATCTACGTATTCAACAATATTTTTATCTTTGGTTATGATCTCATTTATTACGGCATATTCAAACATTTGCCCCCACAATACTTTTAATTTTCTAAGCGTAGGGGTATTTTTGCCGGAGTTGTCTACAACGTCTTGTAGGTGCGACAACTTAATATCTATCATGCGCATATCTTCTAATGAGGAACACAATTTATAAGCAGCTTTATAGCCCTTTACGTTACTTTCTGAAACTTCCTTAAATTTTCTTTCAGACCACCTATTATATATTTCCGCAAAAGTAATTTTGGCGGCGTTTACATCATAAGGGTTTGCGTTATATTCTGCTAATGCCTGCAATCCGGCTTGGCGGCTTGGGTAATAGCCAATAATTATTTTCTTTTGCTTTGTGCGCCCGGTATCGGGGTTAATTTCCCAACCGTCGGTTTTGGTTACGATCCAAGGGTTGCGGCGATTTCCACTAAGTTTCTTTACGGATCCGTACCCATTCGGCAGACGCATAGCGCGACGCTTTGGTTTTTTATCGTCCATAATTACACCTACTTTCTAAAAAAGAGTATAAAAAATAAGCCTACACAAATTGCTAGGCTTATGCTATAATCAAATAAAGATTTTTTCATGGCGATAAGCCTATGTAAACCGTTTGGTGCTGCAACACCGGGCGGTTTATTTTTGTATAAGATATTATTTATAAAATGCTAATTCTATATTGCAACCGTAATTTTGGCGTTCGTCGCCGCCGGTTACTTCCCAATCAACAACCTTTATTACACAATCCTTATATTTTCTATATATCTCACTTGCGAGATCTGCGCTTAAATTTCCAATATCACTATAATTACGATCAAGAACAACCATATAGGCAGGTTCGCCGTTATACTCATAATACTTAACACTTAATGTATCTTTGCGCCGCATATCAGCTAACGCCTCTTGCCTTGTGGAGCAGCCGCCTTGGGTAGTCGGGAAAGTAACGCCGACTATTTTAGTATGAAACCGCGCTATTTCAGTTATCGCAGGGGCGACGGCGGCAGGCTTATTAGAAAGCGCTACAACAATATCCACAAACCAACCAATACAGAAAAGACCACAAGTAAATAAATACAAAAATCCTAAACCGTATTGTTTTTTATAAAACCGATAGCCACCACACCAACCAAGAAAAACGGCAAACATAACACCTTTTTTATCCATACAAAACACCACCTTTATAATTATTTGAGCGCCCGCAAAAGAATGGAGGCGATCAAATGAAAAAGAAATATATTTGTTTTTGTGATCCGAAAGTGTACGCCATATATTACAGAGCGACAAATACAATTTATTACAATGTAGCATTTGCCACCAATACTAAATTATATGTAATAAAATAACGCAACCGGCGGGCGTTAACCAACGTCGCTATTTTCGTCGATTGGCGGGTAAAGTTTTTCTAATTCCTGCGGATCGTCCGGGATAGCGGCGTTATTTTCATTAAAGGCATTTGCGAAAATATTATAAATTGCCTGCCGGGTGGTTGGATCCAATTCCATAAAACCGCGAATGATAGAAATTTCGGTTTTATTAAGTTTGTTTGCCTGCGCGTATTCATCTAAAGAAAAAGTAGCAGGAGTTACAAACATATCCCCAACGCCATTTCTTAACCAATCCTCGTTAACACCAAAAGCAATACAAATAGAATGTATTACCGGATCACTTGGGTTATTTCTACCCATTTCGTATGTAGCAATGGTATTTTGTTTGGCGCCTATTCTTTCGGCAAATACTTTTTGCGTCAAATGCAATGCTTTACGAAGTTCTTTTAATCGCTCGTTCATTATGCACACCTCACTTTCTAATCGCATTATATAACGGAAATATCGGTACGTCAATAAAAAAATCGCAAAATCAATAAAAAAGATATTGACACAAGTGAGTTTGCGATATATAATAATCGCATAATCAAGAAAAACAAAGCCAATAATCTAAACCGGGAGGACAAGCCAATGAAAACATTTGAAGTAGGAAAAACATATAGTTGCCATAGCGTATGCGACCATGATTGTACTTGGAGTTACACAGTAACCGCAAGAACCGCAAAGACGGTTACATTAACGGACGGCAACAAAACAATTAAATGCCGTATCATTTCTAAATTATCAGAATACAGAAACGCCGAAAGCGTTTACCCATTGGGGCAATATTCAATGGCACCAATATTAAGCGCATAGGCAGCAGGGCGGGAAAACCGCCCACCGCTATAATGTAGCCCGGCAATGCCGGAGGGTTCCAAGCCCCTAATACAGAGGATAGCGAAAACAAAGGAAAAGGAGGCGGCAGCAATGGCAAAGAATATGGACGTTTTAATTAAAACCGAGGATAGAACAGAAGTAGACAACGTAACAAAACTCATTAAAACCATGAGCGAAAGCGAACAAAACAAAATGCTTATTTTCTTGCAGGGCGTAAAGTTCGCCGAGACATTAAAGGCGCAGCCGGTAACAGAATAGGAGGCGGTAATAATGGCAAAGGGAATAAGCACGGCAGAGGCAGCGGCGATTATTGGAGCGTCGCCGCAGTTTGTAAGGGTAGCAATGCAACAAGGGGCGTTAAATATTGGATCCTGCGTTAAAATGTCGTCTATTTGGACTTACAACATATCGCCCAAATTATTAGCAGAATACACCGGTAAAGATATAAAGAAAGAATTAGAAATATTGCGAGGAGGCAAAGAGAATGGATAAGCGGATCACAGAGGAATTAAAAAAGATCTATGAACAGATTGGCGCATTATTGAGCGAAGAGGAAAGCGGCAAGGTTAAGAAGTTTGGAACGCTGCGGATCTTAGGAATGGCAGTACCGGCACCACAAAAGCCATATTACAAAGGGGACGTATTGGGCTACAACGGCACAAACTTTGAGATAGGCGACACCGTAGCAGGAAAAGAAATTACATGGTTAAAGTTGGGCGATCTTTGGGTATGCGACAGAAATATTTTGCAGGGGGTTTCTTGGGAAACACTTAACGAAAAAGGGCTTGTATTCGGAAAAGAGGTAGAAATAGACGGCGAAAAATACAAATTAAGGATATTAACCGGATCCGACGGAAACGACTACGGCGAGGGCTGCAATAATGAATGGGATCGCCTTATGGACGAGTATAACGAGGACAACGATTTATTACACTACGACAATATGTATTCTTGGTGCCAGGAAACACATTACAATTATGCGTCCTACCGGTCGGTCCGCGGTTACAATTCCGCGCGCGACTACAACTACAGCGGCGCAACGTACGCGAGCACGCACGTTGGTTGGCGCCCCGTCCTTGAAAAACTGAAAACTGAATAGGAAAGGCAAGAAATGACGTTAAAAGACCACGTAGACATTATAGACAACCCGGTAGCAATGGCAATCGAGGAAAAAGACGGAACGGTATTATACCGCGGATATAAAGGTTGTTTCGGTTATAAGGAGGATCAAAAAGCGCTACAGACAAGAGAGGTAGCAAGATTTCATTTAAGAGCCGAGGGAACGCGCAGGACGAACGAAAAGGACAGATACACGATCACGGAATTAAATAGCGGTATATACAATTACGCCGATCTGCACATAGCCCTTGTATATGTATACGTTTTGGCATGAAAAAAGCGGCAACCGGGAGAGTTGCCGCCATGCTGCAAACTTGGTATAAAAAGAAAATTTGCAACACCAATAATCTAAAAATATTATACCAAGTTTCATGCGAAAAGTCAAGAAATAGGCGCAAAACAAGCGCTTTTAACACTTGTTCAAACTATTAACTTTACGACAGAAACGAGGTATAAGCGTATGCCGTATTACAGAACAGAAATAACGGCAGGAAAGACAGTAGAGGTAATAAAGAGTTATTCCAAGAGGATAGGAGATCACAGACCAAGAGGAGGGAAAGAAAAGCCTACCGCAGAGGAAATGGAGAAAGTAAACCGGAAAAACGCAGAGGCTAAGTTAAGGCGCCTCATAAATGCTAATTTCGGTTACGGAGATTACCACTTAGTCTTAACCTACAAAAAAGATCTAAGACCGGATCCGGCAGAGGCGCGGGCGAGGCTAACAAAGTTTTTAAGGACTTTACGCCGTGAATACAAAAAACGAGGCGAGGAGTTAAAGTACATCATAACCACCGAGTACAAAAACAAAGCGATCCACCACCATTTAATCTTAAATGGGATTGAGGCGAACGTAAATAAAATCGTTCGTGATTGTTGGAAGTGGGGCAGCCCGCATTTCACACCGTTAGACGATACCGGGCAGTATAAGGAATTGGCCGCCTATTTCATCAAAGAGACCGACAAGACCTATAAAGAACACGACGGAGGCGCGAGACAACGTTACAGTTGCAGTAGAAACTTGATAAAACCGGCAACAAAGGTAACGATCGTAAAGAAAGCCGAGAAATGGTTAGATTATCCAAAGCCAAAAAAAGGCTATTACATAGACAAAGAAACCGTTTACAACGGCATTAACCCATTTAACGGTAGACCGGTACAACATTACACAATGATTAAGTTACCGGATCCAGGCGGCGGGTGTGGATAGGATGTTGAAAACCTGCGCGCCGTCTAATAAATACTAGACGAAAGGAGAGTGCATAAAGTGAAAGTAACAATAGACGTTACGTTGGATCACAAAGGTAACCCGAGAGGATCCGGGAAAGCAGCGGCAACAATTATTTTTATTGACCGGAAGGGCAAGAGATACGAAAGAAAAGCAGCGGCAGCAGTTGAAAACGACACAAAGAACGCATTAGCGCTTAAGATCACAACGGCAGCACTAAAGATTTTAATTAAGCCATGCGACGTGGAAATACATTTAGATAACGAATATATAAAGAATTGCATTAAAAACGGTTGGTTGGAAGAATGGCGGCAGCGGGAATGGAAGAGAGCCACCGGGAAACCGCCGGCAAACGTGGAATTATGGAAAGGACTTTATATATCGTTGCAGATCCATAACGTGAGATTTGATTAGGAGGGCGAATGAAAGTAGGACTAATAGACGTAGACGGTCACAATTTCCCGAGTTTGCCGCTTATGAAAATATCGGCATGGCACAAGGCGAGAGGCGATAGCGTGGAATGGTACGAGCCTTTGTTTAGCGGACACTTAGATAGGGTGTATTTATCAAAAGTGTTTTCATTCACGGCGGATTACCAATATTACATAGACGCGGACGAAGTTATAAGAGGCGGCAGCGGCTATGCGATACAAAACATTAACGGCATAGAGACGTACGATAAGACAAAAGATATTGATTTACCGGAAGAAATAGAACATATATACCCCGACTATTCTTTATACCCGGAATTAACAAAAGATACGGCATACGGATTTTTAAGTAGGGGCTGCCCGCGCGGTTGCGAATTTTGCCACGTCAAATGCAAAGAGGGCGCAAAAAGTTACAAAGTTGCGGATTTGCAAGAATTTTGGAGAGGACAGAAAGAAATAAAATTATTGGATCCCAATATTTTAGCCTGCGCCGAGGCAGCAGATCTATTACAACAACTTGCAGATAGCGGGGCAAGAGTGGATATAACGCAAGGGTTAGACGCGAGATTATTAACGCCGGAAAAGGTAGAAATACTCAAACGGATAAAAATAAAAATGATCCATTTCGCTTGGGATAGACCGGAGGACGAGCCGTATATAGTGCCGAAATTAAAATATTTCAAACAAACAACCGGGATCCGGGAAAGAGATCTAACGGTATATGTGTTAATCAATTTCGGCAGCAGTTTTGAGGAGGATTTACACCGCATATATACCATACGCGACTTAGGAATGTCACCGTACATAATGATTTACGATAAAAAACACGCGGGGCAGCGGGCTATTGATTTGCAAAGGTGGGTTAATAACCGTCGTATATGGTACAAAAACCCAAATATGAAATTTGAGGAATACGAGAGGAGGCATTAAAAACAATGCAGCAATGCGAATACCCGGGGTGTAAAAACCCGGGGCAGAAACACCACATAGTATTTAGATCGCAGGGCGGTTTAGATAT